CTTGGCCGTGGCATCGTAGAAGTAGGTCACGTGGCGGTTCTTCGCCTTGTGCGGCTCGTAGTAGCGGCACCAGTCCTGACAGAGCTCGCGCAACTTGCGGTCGTTCTTCACGAACATCGAAGAAAGCGTGTGCAATGCCTCGCGACCGCAATACTCGCTCTGGTAGAGTTGTCCCGTTACGACCCAGTTGATGTTGGCGTTGTAGTCGAAGGCGATGTACAAGGGGTGCTCGTCCAGGCAGTCGCCGTCCAAGCGGCAAGTCTTCACCTTTTGCAGTTCGGCAAAGTCGGGGGTCATGTAGTCGGTGTCGATGCGCTGACCGCCCACCACCGTGCTCGCTATCTTGAGGTGCATGGCATCTTCCACCGCCGGACACTCGAACGGCACATAGCCGTGGATTTCCTCGATATTGAGGTTGGAGTAGAAGCCGTCGCTCGATGCCTTCTTCTTCAGGTTCAGGATGCTCACGGCATAGACCACGGGCGGAAGGTCGCGCTTCATGCGGGCAATGTAGTCCGCACCCAGGAGGTCGATGTTGTCGAGCGAGTTGGCCCGATAGAAAGCGAAGGTGTTGCAGCGAAGGTCGTTGATGCGCTTCTGATAGGTCTTGCTCTTGCGAATGGCCTCCATCTCGAAGTGCTCTTCGGGTGTAATGAGGTATTCGTGGTTGAAGAGCAGTTCGCCATCGTCGGCACTGATGATGTGGTAGTTCACGAGCCTATCCACCGTCTGCTTGTTCACACCCGGCACGGAGAGGATGCGGAAGGCTCCTTGCCGTGTTTCGCAAGCCTGCGCAATGAGGCGGATTTCGTCGCGCTTCTCGGCGGATACGACCATCACCTTGCGCCCCGCTTTCTTGGCACGGCGGAAGAGTTCGTTGAAGTAGATCACCTTTTCGGCATACCGTTCCAACTCCGTTTGCAGGTCGCGCGGCAACTTGCCCTTGAACGGGCCGTACTCTATCGGCACCTGGCTCTTCTCCTCTTCCTTCTCCAGCCAGTTGTCCTTAATGGAGAGGGCAGCATCGGAGACGAACATCGTGCCCTTGTACCACGGGTTCGCGCTGCTGAATCGGGGGTCGCCCAATGGGTGGGTGATACCACTCAATGCGGGCATTACCTCACCGTCGATTTTCGATTTCTTGCAGAAGCGGGCTTCGTCGAGAAACAGGAAGTTCAGGGTCTGCGAGTTGACGGCTCCCTTGACTTCGAGCGAGGCGAGGTACCACACGAAGCCGTTGTAAAACGAGATGACATTGCTCCACTCCTTGGGCTTGACGATAGGCCGCTGGAAGCCGAGCTTGTCGTTCGGGCGGCCCCACACGAAGTGTACGCCCTCCTTCAGTCCCCACCGCTCAATGGCGGCAATGGTGGCGGGCACGGTCTTGGTGAAGAGCTGCGTCTTCGAGTTTCCCATCCACGCGCCTGCACCTTGGGGCATACTCTGTGTCACGCGGATGCAATGGGGGCCTATCACACCGTCGGTCTTACCGAATCGGCGTGCCGCCAACACGCGCTGGTCTCTCGCTCCGGAGTAGTAGATGACCTGCTGCTTGCGGCTCATGTATAGGTCGCGGGTTTCACTCATAGGGGTTAGAAGAGGGATAGTTGTTGTTGTTCGTCCTTGATACGCTTGTTGGCAATATCGAAGTATTCTTTCTGCAACTCGAAGCCGATGAAGTTTCGCTTCGTGCGGATAGCGGCAACGGCTGTGGTGCCACTGCCCATGCAGTTGTCGAGGATTGTTTCACCCTCGTTGGTGTAGGTCTTGATGAGATATTCGATAAGGGCTACTGGCTTTTGGGTGGGATGAAGTTGGTCTTGTCTTCGCCATTGTTGAGCAAAGTCCAATATAGATATAGGATAGCGAGTTCCTTTATTATCGGTAGCAACTCCCTTGATGCCGTATTCCATATTATTCTTCTTATTCGGAGTGTAGTTCCTTTTATAAGGCTTTCCTTTCTCCATTTGAGGATAATAAGCCGATGCACTTCTACCGAATACCAAGATGTTTTCGTGTCTCTTCATTGGCATAAACTTTGCCGTAAGAGGAGAACCGCATTTTGATTTCTTCCATATCAATTCGTATCTAAACAAACGCTCATTGCTTAAAGCCAATTTGTAAGCAAAGAGTCCTGTTCCGAAAAGAACGATATTGCCATTATACTTTATAATACGCTCGTATTGCTCCCAAAGCGGTTCAAACGGAATAATGCTATCCCATTTGCAAGCGGTCGTACCATACGGCAAATCGCAAATGATGCAATCCACCGAAGCATCGGGAATCCGCTTCATTCCTTCAAGGCAATCCTCGTTATAAATCCTATTCAGTTCTATCATCTTTCCTATCTCCATTAAAAAAACACGGACGGGAGTGCGAGAACATCGTGTCCCCACACTCCACGCCGTAGGTTTAATCCATTTCGGTGCCGCCACCAGTTTCATCGCCACCCGGCTGAGTAGAGTCGGTAGCGTTGTCGTCCTCCTCCTCGTCGAGGATAGTTCCGTCGGCAAGGTCGTACTCCGAGATGCTGATGCCCTTCACCACCTGCTGCAAGCGTGCTCCGGGGTAGAAGCGGATTTTCTTGTTCTTCACATTGTCGGCACTCAGCTCCTCGGCAGTCTCCTGCGTCTTGGCTGTGAAGTACGGCTTCACAGTGCCCAGTTCGCCCAGTTGCACCGCATGGCCCATGCCCACGAAACGGCACACGCGCGACACGATGCCCTCCAATGCCGCCTTGGTCATCGCCTTGTTCAAGCCGCACGATTCGGCCACATCGTCGATGAGCGTTTCCGTATCCACCACTCCGTAAGTCACCTGCTGAATCTTATACACAGTAGGCTTGTCTTTCTTGAAGCCGAGTTTCATCTTCGTCTTCGTAAATTTGATGCTTCCCATACGATTCTTGTTTTTGGGGTTAAACATTTTCTTCTTTCAAGCAAAGGTAGGGCAGTGCCCCGACGCTTCGGGGACAAGTTTTGGGGTGCTCGCCCGACTATGCCGAAGTGCTGCGCCCGTCACCGCCCAAGCGTACACCTCGTGTAGGGTCAACCGTAGACGAGCGCAACGGTACCACCCTTAACGAGGTCAACGCCTAACCGTTGACGAGCGCAACACTTTTGGGGTGATTGGGGGAACGAAAAACGGAACTACCCTCGCGGGCGGTTCCGTTACACTCGTTAATCTAAAAACTTAACAAACTATGAAAATGAATCTTCAAAACAATGATAACTGCATCCGTTCCGATTTCTCCATATCGTCCATTTTCCTTTCGAGGTCGGACAATGTAAGGTCTCTCTTGAATAGGGTGCTGACTTTGTTTTCTACCTTATCGAGACTTTTCAGTTCTTCCCACAAATGAGGATTGGTCTTTCGGAGAAGCGAGTAACCTTTTACGCTGGCATTGGGGCAGAACCAACAACCGCCACGAGTTCCCGTTTGATAGATAGGCGAAACAAGGCCGTACTTTTCGCATAGAGCCATGGCCATTTTTTCGGTATAGTTGTATTTCGCCAAGAGCGAAACGCGCCCCTCTTTGAGCCTTTGCAGTCGGATAGGCTCGTCAACCGCTATGCCTACATATTGAATAATGTCGAAATTCTTGGCATAAGCCTTGATGTAATCCCTAATAGGTTTTACTTTCCCAACCGAGTTCAGTTTACAGAATCCGGCTATCAAGAAACCTTGATGTTTTCCTACTCTATCGGGACTCTTCGTCTTGCTTCCACGCACTTTATAGAACTCCTTGACATAATCATCCTTGCTTCTGACAATATCCACCTTTACACCAAGTGCTTCGAGTTTGGGCACAGCGACATTCCGAATCCATTCGATGTGTTCGGGTGATTCTCCGCTAATGTTCCGATTGTTGTCAAACATCACTTCCGCAAAGACCACTCTATCCAATGGTTCGTTATGCTCCAAAGCGAGCAGAATTGTCGCAATGCTATCTTTCCCGAAAGAGCAACTTGCTATGTGCATTTTAGGCTTGTCAGTCATCATACTTCATTCTCCATAAAAATATCCCTTTCTTCCTCCACCTCAAGCGGAGCCGTTTCATACACCCCGTCCGAGTTTCGTATAAGCTCGTCCACCTCCTTGTCGGGAAGGCCGAAACGCTTGGCAAACTCGCGCTTCTGCTCCTCGGTATAGTTGGTGCGGTCCGGCTTCACCACCGACACATCCGCCGTGATGTTCACATCCGTATTCGCCAGGTTGTCGAAGCCCTGCTCACGCTCGTC